GGATGGCAAGCACATGTTTTTCCAGATACAAACGGACCAAGAGGATACAAAAAACATCAAAGGCTTATATCTCGCAAAATAGCCCAAGCTCCAACAAGAAAGTTCGCATCATCGCAAAGTGGTCAATACAACGGTCAACAAAATTATCCTCGAGACAACAATAGAATTGTTTATGAAGAAACTTATGCACCCATTCCTGTTTGGGTGACCGTAAACTACTCTATCAATTTAAGAACAGAGTATCAACAGCAAATGAATGATCTTATGACACCATTTGCGACGAAAACAGGATTAATCAACGCAATTTTTGCGGAATATAACGGACATAGATACGAAACTTTTATTCAAGGCGATCTAAATATGTCCAACAACACAGCCAATCTTGGAGAAGATGAAAGAATGTTTCAGACAAAAGTAGATTTGAAAGTTCTTGGTTATCTTCTCGGAGATGGTACAAATGAAGAGGCGCCTAAAGTAACAGTAAGAGAAACAATTACCGAGGTCAAACTCATTAGAGAAAGAACAATTGTCGGAGATTCAAAACCTTGGGAATCAGACGACGATTCTTTTAGAGACTTTTAATGATTTTGGAAAATAGGGCTACTATTTATTAGGAAAATGATTTTATTAAGGAGATAAATCGATGGCTAAAAAATTTGATTTTCTTTCACCCGGAATTGAAATCCGCGAGATTGACCAAAGCTTCCTACCACAAGAAGCAGAAGCAGCAGGGCCAATTATTATTGGTAGAACTAGAAAAGGTCCCGCTAATAAACCTGTAAGAATTAGAAACTTGGACGATTATGTTTCGGTATTTGGTCTTCCAATTCCTGGTGGCGCTGGCCCTCAAGGTGATGTATGGCGCGACGGAAATACCTCCGGCCCTACTTATGCATCTTATGCAGCACAAGCTTGGTTAGCATCTGAGAACTCTCCTGTGACAGTTGTGAGAATCGCTGGTGATCAACACCCGGATGCAACAGATGCTGGTAAAGCTGGTTGGAGTCTTGATGGTGACATTTCAACAGACAGAGCTAGCAACTCAACTGCCTATGGTTTGTTTTTGATTGCTTCTGGTGCAGCCGATGCGATGACAACCGGCTCTCTCGCTGCTGTTCTTTACGCTAACGAAGGTTATTTGGCTCTTTCTGGTGCAAACGCTGCTGGGACTGACGTTGAAGAAGCTGGAACATTTGTTAAGTCTGTTGACTCAAACTCTACCTTTAAATTGGTTGTCGGAGACGCGTCTTCTGGAAAGAAAACTTATGACATTAATTTCTCGAGAAACTCTTCAAAGTACATCAGAACTGTTCTTAACACAAATCCACAATTAACAAATTCGGAAACAATTCCTTCAGCTCAACAAGAAACTTATTGGCTGGGTGAGTCATTTGCTCGCGAAATTGAAGACTTGAATCTTCACAACAACGCAGAAGGTGCAACTTATGGTGTGCTACTTCCTCTTCAAAGTGGATCTGCAAGCACTTACAACTGGGGTGCCCATAGAGAAGCTGCTGCTGAAGCCGGAACTGGCTGGGTTATTTCTCAAAAAGAAAAGAACCAAGTTGATTTGTTCCGCTTGAAGTCTTTGCATGTTGGCGAGGACATCCAAAAAGATTACATGATTGCAATCGAAAACATTTCTGCTCCTGCAAACCCTGTTGTTAATCCTTATGGTTCTTTCACAGTTTCTGTTAAGAATGTTTCAGGCCAAACTGTTGAGCGTTATGTTAATGTTAACTTTAACCCATCATCTCCTGACTATATCGCTAAGAGAATTGGTGATCAATACATGGAGTGGAGCGAAACAGATCGTCGCTACAGAACCTATGGAGACTTCCAAAACCAATCAAACATCGTCTATGTTGAATTAAAGCAATTCATCAAAGATGGCGGTGGTCAAGGATTCCTTCCTGCTGGTTTCAAAGGACCTGTTCGTCCAAAAGGATTTACTTTAGCTTTCTCCTCCAAAGGAGCACAGGTTTTAGGAGATAGTGTTAATAGCGGAACCTTTGCAAGCAATGTGATCGCGGATCCCAGCACTCCGGTTGCCCACAGCCAAACAATTATTGTTTCAGTTGGCGGATCGACAGTTTTGACAATTACAACAGATACTGGTGCGACATACACAGCAACTCCTACATTGACTGGGGCAACTCACACGCTGGGTCTACAAGGTCAGAGCACAGCCGAGCAAGTGTATACTGCATTGGCTCACTTATTGAATCAACTTGATGATGTTTCTGCTACTAATAATGCGGGAACATCCGTCACAATTACTGCTGATATAGTTGCCGAATCAACTTATGACATACTAGTAACTGGTACTTACATTTCTGGTGGACATGCCAGCAGCACTCCAACTAGTGGTGTAGATTCTGACGATTTTGCCGGAGCATTTGTAAAAGGTAATGCTTCAATGCCAGTCGCTGGTGGAGATTCAAATAACTTTGTCTCTGGTCCGACCAACTTCACCGCTTCTTTCTTATTCCCTTCTCTTGCTCTTCGCGGAGACGGAACCGAAGGCGGAGCACCAGATCCATACCGAGCTTACTATGGTATTCGTCCAAAGATCTCAACAACTTCAAATACAAACGATCCAGACTACTGCGATTACTTAAGAAGACTTCCTGCTGGTATTGACAACAACGTTGCCTCTGGTGATTTTGAACAATCATTCACATTCACTTTGGATGACTTGGTAATCTTGACTGGTTCTAACTCTGTAACTTATACAGAAGGCTCATACGACCTCGGTTCGGGCTCTACTGGTTCTTCTTTTACTGTTTCTTCTGGTTCATTTGCTGATCTTCTTAACTTGAACGTTCGTCAATTCTTGATGCCCCTCCATGGTGGTTTCGACGGGTTTGACGTAACAGAAAAAGAACCTCTTCGTGATGACTTAATCTCAACAACAAGAAATGACAGAGCAGATTACATTCACTATACAATAAATAAAGCTTTGGACTCTGTTGCGGATCCTGAAGTTGTACCAGCGAACATGCTTATGATTCCCGGTATTCGAAAACCAGTAATTACTGATAGAGTTATCGATCTTGCCGAGAGAAGAAAAGATGTTCTTGCAATTGTTGATCTCGAAGGAGACTACAAACCTCTCGCAGAGAGAAGAACTGCTGATACTGACGCAAGTTCTCTTGGTTCTGTCTCGACAGCTGTTTCAAACATTAAGCAAAGAAACCTCAACTCTTCTTACGCTTGTGCTTTCTATCCATGGGTTCAAGCTGCTGATAACTTGAACGGAGGAAACCTTGTATGGCTTCCACCTTCTGTAGCGGCCCTAGGAGCCTTTGGACGCTCGGAAGCACAATCGGAGCTATGGTTTGCCCCTGCTGGATTTAACCGCGGTGGATTAGGTTCTCTTGGCGGCGCTAGAGGCCCTAAAGTATTGCAAGCGAGACAAAGACTTGACTCAAAAGAAAGAGACTTGCTGTATGAAGTAAACATCAATCCAATTGCAACATTCCCAGCAGAAGGTGTTGTAATCTTTGGGCAAAAAACTCTTCAAGCAGATGCATCCGCTTTGGATAGAATTAATGTTCGTCGACTACTTCTTTTCTTGAAAGCTGAAGTTGCTGGTATTTCTAGAAATCTATTGTTTGATCAAAATGTTGAATCAACTTGGAATCGCTTTAAGGCACAAGTTGAACCAATTCTCAGTTCTACAAAATCTAGATTTGGCTTGAGTGATTACAAATTGATTCTCGATGATACAACAACAACCGCAGACTTGATCGATAGAAATATCATGTATGCAAAAATCTATATTAAACCAGCGAGAGCGATTGAGTATATTGTTGTTGACTTTGTCATCACAAATACCGGTGCGGATTTCGTATAAGACACTAATTAAGAATAAATAGGAGACTAATATTATGGCATTTTGGGGTGACAATTTAAGCGCTGATAAAGGCGATCCAAAAAGAAAATTTAGATGGAAGGTTCAGTTTGGAAGCCAAGGGGTTGCAGCTGGTGATGGTAATGGAGTTGTGTGGTATGCAAAAACAGTCAACAGACCTGAGATCACAGTAGGCGATACTGACCATAAATTTTATGGACACACATTTAAGTTCCCAGGATCTGTTAGTTGGAACGATATTGACGTTGAACTAGTTGACCCAGTATCTCCCGATGCTGCAAAGCAGACTCTAGATATTTTTCACAAAGCAGGCTATAGATTTGCCGGAGAAAATTATACTGGTAATCTAATGTCTATGACTAAAGGAACTGCTGTTGCTGCTTTGAAGCCATTTATCATTACTCTTCTTGGCGCTGATGGAGCAGCATTAGAAACATGGGAGCTTCACAATCCTTTCTTGTCAAAAATTGGTTTTGACCAACTTGATTATGGTTCTGATGATCTAACAACAATCTCCTTGACTGTTAAATATGATTGGGCTACATTTACTGATGTAAATAATAAAACTGCTGATCTGTTTAAGCACGACGGCTCTTATACGCCTGGTTCTTAAGGAGTTCTAGATGACATGGTGGGGAAATAGTTTAGATGGAGCAAGTCGAAGTCCCAAATTCAAGAATAAGTTTTTGATTGAATTTGGGAACGGCGGCTTTTTACACAATGTCAAGTCCGTATCCAAACCATCAGCCACTATTGAAAAAAAACAATATACCATGATTAACCATACCTATAACTATCCAGGCATGGTTACATGGGATGCTGTAACGATTAAGTTTGTTGATGCTTACGGATGGGGTTCCGGAGAAGTTAACATTGGTGGCAATGGAGTTACAACTTCAGATATGTCCACAGGTCAAAGATTGTGGGAAATGCTATTGGCGACAGGATATTCAACTCCTAGAAATACAAGATCGGAGGATCGACGACTTGTTAATGTTGTATCTCCAGAAAAGGCAGCAACAATTACCTTAGCTTTTGGAGACTATATTAAAATTCACCAAAAAAACAATCATCAAGTTTATGATCCCAAAACGAATAAGCCATCTATCGTAAAAGAAACTCAAGACATATGGACGCTTTATAATCCTATAATAACAAAAATACAATGGGGAGATCTTGATTATGGCGACGATGCTATGGTTGAGTGCACCTTAGAGATTGCATACGATTGGGCGGAGTTCGAAGCTCCGAAACCAACAAAAACAGGACCAACATCTTCTAATAACAATAATGGAGGTTAAATGAGAAGAAACAACGAAGAACGGCTTATGGGTGGCCACAAACCTACACATACGGAAGACGCACCATCGATGCCAAATCCAATGGATTTTGTTACACCAACAGAATTTGTTGAACTTCCATCGCAAGGAAAGTATCCCGAAGGACATCCTTTACATGGGAAAGACACTATTGAGATTCGTTATATGACAGCGAAGGATGAAGATATTCTTACAAACAGATCCTTGCTTAAGAAAGGACTTGCTCTTGACCGTTTAATCGAGAACGTTATTGTCGACAAAAGCATCAATCCAAGATCTCTTTATATGGGAGACCGAAATGCAATTGTGATTCACACAAGAGCATCGGCCTATGGTACAGACTATAAAGTGGGGATGACATGCCCAGCATGCAATGAGGACTCAAAATTCACCTTTGACCTCACAAAGTTTGAGAACTTTTATGGGCGCTTTGACGAGAGCGTAGACATGGTTGACAACGGAGATACCACTTATACCTGTGTATTACCCAGAACCGAAATAAAGGCCAGATTTAGGCTTTTAAATGGCTATGATGAAATAGACATGGCAAAAGATCTCAGTAAAAAGAATAAAGATGACTCAACAATTACAAAACAAATGAGAAAATACATTGTTGACTTCAATGGCTATAGAGACGAAAAAACAATCAATTATGTCATTGACAATATGGTAGCCACTGACTCTAAGTATCTTAGATCTTGCGTTGCTTTAGCAACTCCCGACGTTTTGATGAGACAAGAGTTTAAATGTAAGCATTGCGAACATGAAGAGGAGGTTATGGTTCCATTTGGGACTGAGTTTTTTTGGCCTGAGTGATGAATACATGGAGCAAGTCTATGAATCTTTCTTTATTCTCAAACATTATGGTGGATGGTCTTTATTTGAACTATATAATTTGCCAATTGGACTAAGAAAGTGGTGGCTTGAAAGAACCATTGAAGAATACAAAAAAGAAGCGGAGCAAATGAAAAAAGCTTCGCGCTAACAGATGCTCGGATTCGTCCGAGCATTTTCTTTTTAAAACTATTTATTAGACAAACAGGAACCTCTTTTATGCTTGATAGATATAGAATATTGATGATGCCGGCTGATGGCGATGGTGGCGATGGTGGTGGTGGAGATGTTAACCCACCAGACCCAACAGCCGAAACCGCAAGAGCCAAAGCGGAAGAAGAAAGACTTCGAAAAGAAATGAGCAAATACAAAAGAGGGGAGCTAAGAGACGCTCAAGAACTTCTGGAACTTGAAAAAAAGCTAAATGCTGAACGTCAAGAAGCACTTAATAAACAGCAACAATATTCAGATGAAAAAAGAAAGCAGATCGAACAAGAAATTGCAGCCATAGAAAGGGCTCTAGAAGGCGAGAATTTATTGGATAACATAATCGAGGAAAAGGAGCAGGCAAAAATAAGATACCAAGAGCGCCTACAGGTTTTCGACGAAAAAAAACAAGCTGCCGCAGCTGAAGAATTAAGGTTGAAGAGAGAACTCGAAAAAGTCGAAGAAAAAAAGAAAAAAAATAGAGCCGTAGAATTCATCCAACGTCTCGAAGCAGATGGTAAATCACAAGAAATAATGAAAAAAACAGCCAGCATTCAAACTGTTTTTAAAGAAAGTTTTGGCAAAGGTAAGGGTGGGTTCTTGGGACAAGCTGTTCAAAGTTTTGAGTCTTTAAGTGAATTTATGGATGAAACTAAAGTCGCCATGGATGAAGCTGGTGGAGCGAGTCAGTTTTTTAAAAACTCATTTTCGGATTTTAAGACAACTATTGCCAAGGCAGCTCCTCTAATTGGATTGGCAATGGTAAAAATGGGCATGTCTGTTGGATTGCAAATTGATAATTTAAACAAAGACATTAATAGGGCAACAGGTTTTGCTGCTGATTTTCACTCCACTCTTATGGGAACCTCAAGATCTCTAGCGGGACTTGGAGTTTCTTTAGAAGATGCATCAAAAGCTATTCAATCTGTCTCTAAAAATATAGCCTCTTTTACCCCACAAAACAAGTTAGCCTATAAAAGCCTTTTCAAAACATTTGCTGTGCTTGAAAAAATTGGAGTTTCCAGTGATGGTGCTGCAAAAGCTTTTAATTTCTTTGAAAAGTCGATGCAACCTACAGAACAGACAGCCGAAAATCTCACAATCCAATTAGCCACCATGGGTGAAAAAATGGGAATTGTAGCGGAAAAGGTGATGAGCGACTTCACATCATCATTAGACAGGCTTTCAATTTATGGTGACAACGCCATTAATGTATTTAAAGGACTTTCAAAAGCAGCCAAATTAGCAGGATTAGAAATGTCCAGTCTATTATCGGCAACAGAAAAGTTTGATAAATTTGACTCCGCAGCAGATTCCGTGGCGAAACTAAATGCAGTTCTTGGAACTCAATTGTCAACAATGGAAATGATGAACATGGATGATGCTCAAAGAATCATGACCATAAAGACTGAGGTTCAATCTAGATTAGCATCAAACAACAAACAATTTAAAGATTTAAATAAGTTTGAAAAAATGTATATTGCTCAAGCAATGGGTCTAAAGTCAGTTGATGAAGCTCAGAGATTATTGAACATGAATTCCGAGGCGTATTACAAAGGTGAAATGGAAGGTAAGAAAACCAGAGAAGAATTGCAGAGACATGGTCAAAATTTTGCAAAAACAATGGAAAAACTTAAAGTAATTATGTTTCAACTTACTACTCTGATGGAGCCATTTGTACAAGCTGTTTATGGAATCAGCGCAGGATTTGATCTCATTGCGGGTGCGCTTGGTATGGAAAATCAACAATTTTTAAAATATTTTGGATATGTTTTGGTCGCAATTACAATTGCTCTTATCGCTATGACAGGGCCAATCGGTGCAGCAGTCGCCCTTTTCATGGGACTTGTTTACGTAATTGGACTGGTTTATGATGCACTTCATGAGGATGGTTCTCCCCAACTATGGCAATTGCCGGCTGCAATGGGAGAGAACTTTATGACCATGGCTGATGGAGTTGATAATGCAACCGGCAGGCTTGGAAAGTCAGTTGGAGCCCTCGACAATCTTTGGAGCATTTTTCACAAGCCCGGATCTCCGATGCTTTATGCTTTGCCTTTAGCTTTTGCCGAAGGTTTTATCAGCATTGGCGAATCCGTTGCAAAAGCCACGGGTCAATTAAATGAGTTTATTTCATTAATGCTTAAGGTTGCCCAACTTGACTTTAAAGGTTTTATTGCTTTGAGAACAGACTCAAGCGGAACCTCAATGGTTATGGGATCCGAAAGCGTCTTAACAAGCATTAGCGAAGGAAAACTAAGAGTTGACGTCAATATGCCCGAATTCACGATGCCCGAGGTTCATGTTAAAGTTTATATTGGAAAAGAAGAACTTAAAGGTATGATCAACAAAGAAGCAACTCTTGTAGCCAAAAAACTTAAATTAGGAAGAACATAATGTCAAGATTGCCATCAGAATATACACCATATAACTTATCAAGTATAACAGCAACTCCGATTAATGGCGAGTTTAGAGCATTTGGTTCCGACTATTCAGAAGAAGGAGGGGAAGTTCTTTATATAGGGTCTGTTCCTCTCGAAAGGATGGTGACATTTAAAGCCTTTTTTGAATCAATTAAGATAAACTTTCAAAAAGAAGTTGAGATTCTTAAGAAATCATCACAGAACTTTTCCATTATAAAAGAAAGGGTTGGAGAATTCAGTATTGATATAAGTCTTAATGTACCAGCACATGGTGCAAACGAAGCAAGAAATAATTTTGCAAAAATAGTTGAACTTCAAAGACTAATGATGCCCGGTGATTGGACAAGGGTTCCTGCGTCTGGTACAACTAAGAAAAGAAGAGCGGTGGTTGGTGCCTCAAATAGGACGGAGACCATCAATCCGTTTTTTGTTGTGTTCTTTAAGAACATAATCAATTCTGGTATCTACTATACAGGTAACAATCCTATTAATTCTTTCGAAGAACTTTTCAATTTGGGACTTCTATGTTATATAGAAGAGGTTAATTACAAGCCAGATATCGATGCCGGCTATTTTAAGCTCGAAGGACATTTATATCCTAAAAATATTAAACTTTCGCTTAATTTAAAATACGAATCTCTTTCGCTAACTAAAGAAAAGGGCAAGACTCTTTCTTCTTTTATGAGAAACGGTCATTATGCCTCGGGCGATTCTTCTTTGTTTCCATTTATGCTTAAAATTGGAAACAACAACAAAGATTTAACAGAAAGACATGCGATCCTAAATGATCCATCTCAGATTGATTTCACAAAAGAACAAATGAACGATATTTTTTCCAGCGCAAGAAAAGGTATGACAAATGAAAAGCTCGACTCTTATATTTACATATCAAATATTCGAGACCCATCTCAAGAAAAAAACAGCACACATGGACTAAGGCCTCCATCTCCGAAGGGAGCCAATAGATATGTGTTGTTCAAGCCTATAATCGAAGATTTTTCCAGAAATGTCAAAACAAAAGTTTCAATTGATGAAAAATCCGTAAATGAGCCGGTTTATAACCATGTTCCCGATGGTGCTTTTGAGTTTGAGTCAATAGATTATTCTTTAAAATTCAAAGTAGTATCAACATCCCTTCAAGAAGCTAAAAAAAATGCTGGTAAAATTCAATATTTATCAAGGATGTTTTTTAAGAAAAAAGAAGAAGGTGGAACCAAATTTAGCTATAGATGTGAAAGTAGGGACTACCAAATTCCAAAAAAATCCTTATTTACACACTTATTGTTTTATGTCCCTTCGATGATTGAGATGCCAAACATCTCAACCGACAGCACTCAAGATCACGTTGAAATGTTCAATCGTGGATTGCCTTTATTTTTAAAAGACATGTCTTTAGATTTTGAAATTGCCTCCGGATTCTTTGAAGAAGATGGCAAACTTTATCCAAAAGAGTATTCAATCACCATGAACATGATGAACGAGAACCCAAATTTGATTGCCCCATACTATTTATCAGGAGTGCCATCAGATGAAGTTTATACCGTAACACCTTTGGGTAACAAAGAAGCAAAATACTTTGATGATGATGTGGCTTATCTTTTTCCTTATAACAGAAAGACTTCTAAAATCGGAGGATCTTAAAAATGCCAAAATATCTAGATACAAAAAGAGGTTCGATTTCTCAACATCTTCTTTTCGAAATTATGGAAAAAAGAGGAAGAAAATCAATAACGATCAATAGAACCAAAGACTTTAGAGAGCTTCAAGGCATGGAATTCGACATTTCAACAGAACATACATGGAGGGTCACAGATAAGTTGTTTAAACTATCAAACGAATATTATGGAACAATCGAATATTGGTGGGTAATTGGCCTTGTTAATGGAAAACCAACCGATGCTCATTGTAGCGTTGGGGACGTTCTTTATATACCTCGAGATCCTGTGGCAATTGCTGAGGTGGCTTAATGACTTTAATGAACATAACAGAGTTGGGCAATCCGGACTCCAAATTTTCTATTGAAGACAAAGTTAATTTTTTGCTTAGTGGAAATATAGGCCTACCGAAACCTACAGAAAATGACGATGGAGAAATTATTTATGAAGTAGATGACGACGGCAATGTCGTTCTAACTCCGGAACCAGATTTTACAAATTTGATGGTCTCAGATATAGTCTACGCAAGACGGCAAACCAAAAAGGGAGCTCCTGCTGGTGCAGGCAAGGCCTATATGGATATTGACATGTATGCTTCTTCCTATATTAATATCTTATATATAAAAGCCAGTCAAGAACAAAAAAGTCGAATTTATTCTAAGTATTTTTTAAGGCCCATAAGAAATACTGTAACTTCAATAGTGGCAGAACTATCAAAAGAAGGTGGGAATCTTAACGCTGCTGGGGTTGATCCCCAAACGGCTATCAATATAGATTCAAAAAAAGAATTAATTTCAGCATATTACACGAGAGACGTAAATCAAGAAAAAATAATCAAAGCTCTTGGTGGCAGAGGGCTTACGATTACATTTCAAAATGAAGCAGATCCCGATAATCCAACTAGAACACGCGCACCCGTGGCTCATAGTCGATTGTCTTTTGTTTATTGGGTTGCAGAGAAAAAAGAAAGTACTCTTGGTCCTTTTGTAGGCTTACCAGCACTCAAGGCACAGCTAAAATTATCCGCAGAATTGATAGAACTCCAAGGCAACAAAGCAAATTTTGGCGTCGGTAGTCTGACTATTGACAATTTTTTCGAAGCAACCGGATTTGAAGATTTTGTCAAAGAACAAGATGGCTGGCTTGAGGCTGAAATTGGAAGCTTTTCCGAACTAATCGATAAGGAAAAACAAGTAAATCAAGCTGTTGTAAATAGGGGCGTTGCATCTGCAAGAGTTGGCGAAAATGTCAAGAAAGACTTAACGGACGAACAAACCCTTGCAAGAAACCAATGTGCATTAATGACCGATTTGTTACACAAGGGGTGGACTTATAATGACTATCCAAAAACGTGGATTACAATATTTACCAATGAGGACGGCAGTATTGTGACCCAATTAGACCCTTTTTATGGCAGAATATATCCAATTGCAATTGACGATGGACAAGGAGGCTATTCTCAAGAAAATGATCCAGATATAATAATGAACGCCTTCAATGTTTCTGGTGAGGACGTGGAATATTTTAAACAAGAAGATTTAGGCTCAAATGAAATGTATTGGGATATCTATTGGGTTTACCTAGATGGCCTAGGAGGAGTCAACGAAAATAAAATATTTAAATCAGGAAATGATTATGAAAACTTCATAAACGATCCCGATGGTACTGCTGAGACAAGATTCATGATTAACGACTTCTATGAGGAAGGAGAACTAACGTCAGAAGCACAAAATGAATTCGAAAATAATATTGTAAATTATGTGATGTCTCAAATTGAAGTAAAATTTGAAGGCACCAATCCAGCAACAGCCAGAAGAGATCTGCAAGCAACATTAACTATAAATCTTCCTAACTTGAGAGGTATAGACTCAATATGCTCAGTTCTTAAATACGCAGCTCTAAATGAAGATAATACCCGAGAAGATGTGATAAAATATTTAAAAATTTATGAAATGGTTACGGCACCAACAGTTCAATCGCCAGAGACAGAAAGATTGCCAAATGCCAGTCTAAAAAATTCATATAGTCCGGACTTCTTCAGATTAAGATTGAAAATGTGGGCCGGCGGAAATAAAGAAAATGCCATAATCGTCGATCTAACAACGGTTGACCACTCAATAACAAGAAATGATGATGTATTGGGGTCCTCTGTTTTGACAATTAACTATAGAGGATACTTTCAAGGTTTGCTCGAGAACCCGATAAACTCCGCTACAGCCTCGCGAGAAGTTGTTAAATTGTCAAAAGAAGGCGATTTAAAAATGAAGAAACTCTTAGAAGAAAAAGGGTGTACCGAAGATGTTGTTGCAAAATTTGCTTTAGCAAACAAAACTTTGATTGAAGGAAAGGCAATAGAAGATTTAAGGAAAGGAAAAATTTTCACAGACCTTTTTACTAATGGAAAATTTTTTAGATACAAAATTAATCAAGACTTGGTCGACATTAATACATATGAAGAGGGTGTTGATCCAAGAAATAAATATACAACTGGGGATTTCACTCAAATTGGAGGCCGTGCAGCACTAAGTGCAATAGAATCCCTACAGCAACAGCAGAATATAGCAGGCTTAGGAAACCTTATTTCTGATGTCGATATAAAACTCTATACCCAAATTCGCCAAGGCGCTGCAACAACAGCAAATCAATTGGGAGTTGAAACCGAGGCGCAGCTTGGTACGCGTGGAATCAATGATATTCTTTTGGGTAGAGTTGGATATTGCGTAATGTTGGGAGATTTCTTAAATGCAATTATCGATAATTTATTTAAAGATTATTCTTCTGAACCAGAAGATCATAATAAACAAGCTCCTTTGAAATTCATAATGAGTCCAATAAGGATACCGAATCCAAATTACTACTCCCTTACGCTCGACGGTGCATCGACAGAAAAAGAGTTTTTAATAAATCCAGTTCAAATTCCATTAAATGTTGGGTTTTTATCGAGTTGGTTCGAAGAAAATTATGTAAAACCAGAAAGAACAAATGTCAGTATTGGAGAATTATTGGCCGATTTAGTAAATAAATTAATCAATGAATTAATTTATAAAAATTGTTTTAAAATACTTGACACAAATCTATCAGATTCTCCACCTCAATTTTCTTCAACACAGCTGGTCTCCGAGGCAGATGACTGGTTCGAATATAGGTCTGACGGGTGGTTAGACCTTAGTGAAGTCGTAGGAAGTGCAGAAAACGCTGCTTTGATGCAGACAGATGCAGGAAATAGCAAAATAGAAAATGCTAAAAATTATTTCATCTTTTATCAAGCAATTCCACAAAAATCAACAACACAGCTTCCAATGAAAGAAAAAGTACCAACTCTTTATTATGGATCTAATTTTTCAGATTTAAATTATTGCTCAGATGTGTCTTTTACTAAAACCGACATCGAATATCTACGAGAAGCAAGATATTTCAATTCAGGTATGGGAAATCTTTCATTATTATCAAATGTTTATGATTTAAGTTTTTCTTTTGATTCTCAAAAAGCATCGACAATATTTTATCCCGGAAATGTTATAAACTTTATTCTAACCGATTGGGCTGGTCCGAACAAATATCTTCCGGGACGTGCTCTTGGAGAATCCGATCCGCATGTCAAGGGAAGGATCGCCAATATATTGGGATTTGGAGGTCATTATATAATAACTCGAGTAACTTACACAATTAAATCAACCTCAGCTAGCGATTTTGTCATCAAAATAGACACTAAATTTAAAGGTACTGATGCCGAAAGACTATCAGTAGAAGCGGTTGAGTCCAAAAAAGCGAAATCTGTCGTGATACCAGATGCCTGTCTTGATATTGTTAATGACATGATTTCAAAAGCTAATACCCAAACTAAAATAATTGATGGCGATGGAACAATAGCTTATCAGTTCAATGATAATACAAAAACAGAAGAGAAACCAGCAGAAGAAAATGCATCAAATCCAAATGATGGATCGACATCAAACGAAGAAAGAGTGCCGGATTTACAAAACAATGGGACACCACTGGTGATTGATGGAACACCAGCCAGCCCAGTTACTGTTAATCCAAATACATCAAACGAAAGCTCCAATGATGATCCATTTGCTGGTACTGTGTTTGATTCAAATGATCCATTTGCTGGTACAGTGTTTGCGGGAGCCTCAAGACCTGCCACAGTGGAAGAGATCAATGCGATTGGTGTGCCATCAATAATAGATATAGCCAACAACATCAATCAAACCGCACAACAACAAAACACGACTTTCGTTGACGCTCAAAATCCATCATCCGAAGGTGCAGAAGGGCAGGGAGATAAATCACCAGATACTATTTCTGATGAGGAAGCAGCAGAAATATTAGGAACCAACACTTCAACGACCGATACATCAGAAACAACCGAGATTATTACCCCTGATGCCGATACAGGAGTAACTCCCATATCCAATACGAATCAGGCACCATCACCCCCCCGCCCTAGCGTTCCCGATGATGGATACAAAAAAGAGCTGGGTTCATCATCATCAGTCTTGGGAGCTACTGGTATTGGTGATGATGATTTATATTATGAATTGGGAGGAAGTGACCCCTATTTCCTAGCAAGTGAGGCTTTGGCGGCTTCAAATCCCACTCTTGAGAAACTCAGAGAATCAAAACAAGCACTGGATGAAGGAAATTACGAAAAAGCATTAAGAACCTATTCAGGAGATAGCCTAAGTGATGAACAAATAGGGACATTAGTTAATTCTATTGAGGCTAATAAATATATTGGTGGCTCTGAACAAAGAACTTCTGGTTTAAATATAAATAATGAAGTTAATGAAACAATAGAAAACGCGAAGAAAGAATATGTAAAATCTATTTTAAAAGCGACAACAAAAGAAGAGCGCGAACGATTATCCGATAATTATGTTCAAACCGTTTACCAAGAAGAGATATCATATATCAACGAACAACTTAAAGAAGCAGATAAAAAAGAATATAGTCCTTCAAGATCAAATATAACAATACAAGACTTGGCCAAAGCCGAAGCCCAACTCCAAAGAAGAAGTGATGAAGAACTAATTCAAGAAATTGACAATCAGATATTAACAATCGACAAAGCAATAGACGAAGCAGAAGCCGTGAGACAACAAGCTAATGATAGCACTAAAAAAGAAATAGATAATAAAATACTAGAACTATATGGAGCAAAAAATGATTTAACAAATGCAAAATCACCTGATTATAACTTTGATGAGCAAAAGATAATCGAAAAAGCAGCTAAAACAGTTTCCGATCTAGAAACAAAAACTCAAGAAGTCATCAACACAACCAATCAAAATACAAGCAATACTTACGGTGGACAAACACCACCACCCACTTCTTCAAATCTACAAGAAGTTGTAAACTCTTTGAGATCAACTGGTGGTAATAACCTCTATGCCTATTTGTTGGCAGCAAGAAGGGTCCCAATGGATGTCAAACTCACAATCCCACCAAATGTTGAAATACCAGCTGGCTATGATTTTGAAAAATTTATGCTAATTAATTCTGATGATACCGGTAAGTTAAGAGAATTTCAAATATTCTATAAAGATGGTAGTTCAATAATTATTGAAGTTAAAGGATGAGGTAATTAATTTGTCAAGATTATTTTTAAATAACCCAAATTCAGAACCACCATCGAATTTGATGTATTATAGATCCAAGTGGAACACGCAAGCATACCCTCAAAATAATGGAAGAGGAACTCCATCAATAAAAGATACAAGTTTCATAGAAATGACTCACTATGGATTGATTGACAGCAACAATAATTCAATCATCCCTAACACATCATATCTTGTAGATATTAATGGAGGAAGATTGCTTGATTTCGTAGCAGACTCTTATTCACTTCTTCGACTAAATTACACAACAGCTTTAAAAAAAGGTCAAATAACAAATGAAGGGTCTTTGTTTGGTAATATGGACATTATTCAATCATACACTAATCCTAGAAAAAGATATGGAGAATTCCTTGATGGAATTCTCCGATATTACAACGAAACACACATACCAAACGTTGTTGGTAAATACATTATAGCATCTCATAAAGACTATGTCAACCATTTCTTTAATTTTTTATTAAATTATTTTGATGATAACCCTATAACGCTGACAAGATGGAACACTTCTATTGGATCAAACATATTAGATACCGGTCTTGCTTTCATGTATGCTGATATAGATTATGAAAATGACTTTTTGAAAGCACAGCAGATATTGGATACCCCTTGTTTTCCATTTATTAGAAATTTAACTTTAAATATGGGATTCTCAATTATACACAGACATCCAAATATTTTACTATATGATGTATCTTCCCCTGCTGGTTCTTCTATTAGAAATTCTTATGGTTTACTTACATTAGAAGAGTTTTTTAACTTAAGATTTATTAAAACTTATACAATAGACAATAATATATTATATAATACTATAAATAATAATTATAATAAATATGTTTTCAAAAACCCATATGTCAAAAATGTTTATGCCAAATGTGGCAAGACAGTATCTGAAGAAATAAACTTGTCAACTGTGGATTTGTTCGCAAGACCATTTTCAGATCTTGAAGAAATCAGACTCTACTGCCTCATCAGAAACAAGGAAGAAGGCTCTCCGTTTAGTTCCCAAAAAGTCGAATCAATTTATAAAAAAGCAAAATATTTTCTTAAAAAAGTTGACAAACCCTCAGCGATGAGTTATATTAATAATATGTTCAGGGATCAAGTCTGGAATAAGAATAATGGATACCATGATCTTAGAAAGAAATACTTTGGACAAACACAGACGGAAGCTCAACGACAACAGACTGGAGGAGGTCCGACATCGGGAGGTTCGTCTTACTAACGGAGGACAAATGCTATTCCAATTAATGGACAACAAGACCGATTGTGCTGGGACTTATCTCAGCGGTCAATTCGTTTGGGACAGAATCCCAGATGGAATCACAAAAACTTGGTCGTATTCCGATCACCTGTATGGCAGACACATTCAGTATGCTAATTTAATGGTGTCTGGTAAGCCGATTGATGAGGTTTGCCCTGAACACCTAAGGGAACGCTGGGATTCAATCAAAGGTCTTCTAAAAAGCCATTTTAAGGCTTTTACGGCTGCCAAAATAAACCTCGACGATGTTTGTTTTTACGATGTTGTACCGCAAAAGCACTTGCAACATTACTTTGAAACCAAAAACGAAATAACCGAGTGGGTATTCAATAATGTCGAGAAGCCAAAAAACTATTCTTTCTTGCAAAGAATCCAAGCAGCAACTCGAGAACTTAAACAGCATCCCGTAAAATTAAACTCATTTGCTTTATATTGTATAGCAGCAGAAGACTTAAAAGCAAAACACCTTTATGATCAATTCGGAGACTCAACTCCTTATGTTGATTATGACATCTTCGGAACAGTTACTGGACGTTTAACAACGAAAAGAAACTCGTTTCCAATTTTAAATCTCAAGAAAGAATTAAAGGTTCACGTACATCCAACAAACGATGTATTTCTTGAGCTTGACTTTAACGCTGCTGAAGTCAGAACTATGCTTGCACTGCAAGGCCACGAACAACCTGA